GCTTCAGGGATTCACATGGGCGAGAGAAAACCATTTAAACCCTATCGAAATTCCATTTCCAAACATATTGAATTTTAATGATGGCAAGATCGTTACTTACAGCTGTGCTGAAAAGACATTGCATGAAGCATCTGAAATTATCGAAGATGAAGAAGAAATCACGGATGCAGTAAAACTTGTCAGAGCATTTGCTAAATGCCCAGACACAGCAGCATTGACGGACTCATTTATTAAGTCCTTGGAATTACTCGCAAATATTGTAGAAAGTCAGATGTAAGAGGTGAAGTAGATGGAGAGGTTAACAAAGATATCTGAAATAGGCAATGCATATTATCCTAAATGCTTTGAAGAGCCATGCTGCGGAATGGGAGAATGCCTTGATGATAGATGCAGTCTTATGCTTGATGCTTGCAAAAAGCTGGCAGAATATGAGCAGTCAGAAGAGCAGGGCTTGCTTGTGAGATTGCCAGCTAATAAAAATAAAGAAATATATATCATCTCTTCCAGATGGACAGTCTGCTCAGAATGCGGTTCAAGATTTGATGAATACAATTGCATTGGTTGCGAATATGAATGTGATAGCAAAAAAGAATATTATGTTTATCCAACTTATCTATCGTCTATAGATGTAAACACTTATGCTAACCGATTTGGCAAGACAATATTCCTTACCCGTGAAGAAGCTGAGAAGAAGTTGGAGGAGATGAAGAAGAATGGCGAATAAAATTGAAAAAGCAAGTATTCCTGTTGAAGTCGAAAAGGAAATTGTAACGGAATTAGAACAGATTTTTAGAATCGTAGATGACAAGCCATATTTTGAATTAAAATATAAGAAATTTGGCGAGGATTATTACCAAGTAGGGTATAGTTCATTTGATTTCCATAATGTTCTGAAATGGAAAGAAGAATATTTTGAATTAGTAAAGGAGAATTATAAAGAAACAATCAAAAAATTAAGATACACAGAACTTCCAGACGGATTAGTTATGGTTGATTTAGAAACTAGACAAGAAGCTATTAAAGCACTTGAAAAGCAGATTCCGAAGAAAATGACATATAACATTGACGAGAAAGTTATTGCCAGAAGCGTTGACCATTACGGAGAAGAAATTCAGGCAACCGTCTGCATGGAGGAATGTGCGGAACTAATACAGGCAATCAGCAAGATGATTCGAAGAAACGATGAACTTTCTGAGGAAGATTACGACCACTTGGAAGAAGAAGTCGCAGATGTACTGATCTGTATTGAAACGCTCAAACAGATTTACAGTATTCCAGATCTGAATATTGAGGAATGGATTGAACGCAAGCAGAAAAGAATGATTAACAGAATGGAGAAATGGAAATTATGACAGAAAAAACTTGCAGCATTTGCATTAACAATGATGGCAATATATGTGATCGTAAAGGAATTGTCGCAAAAGACGATAGTTCCTGCGATAAGCATACAGCATACGAAGAAAACTGGCGTGATGTAATGTTACGTCAGTTCATGAGAGGACTTTGGTAGGGGGTGAAATAATTGGCTCAGAAACGAATGTTTACAATGAAAATCGTTGACAGTGATGCATTCCTGGAGATGCCGTTGTCAACTCAGTGCTTATATTTTCATCTTAACATGAGAGCTGACGATGATGGATTCATTGGAAATACAAAAAGAATAATGAAAATCATAGGAGCAAGTGAAGACGACCTGCGATTGTTGATTGCAAAAAGGTTCGTTCTTACGTTTGAAGACGGTGTAATAGTAATCAAACACTGGCGAATGCATAACACATTGTCAAGAGATCGGTATGCTGAAACATCATATACAGACGAAAAGAAAATGCTGCTTTTAAAGGATAACGGTAGTTACTCTTTGACGGGTGGGAATCCGATTGATGATACTCGGCTGATAGAACGCTCTGTACGGCAGACGCAACAAAGACGCAACAAAGACGCACTCAGATAAAGGTTTAGATATAGATAAAGATATAGATAAAGATATAGATAAAGAGAAAGATAATAAATTAATAGTATCTAAAGATACTATATGTCAGACTGATGTCCGACGTGTTATCGAGGAATGGAACAAATTACAAGAAGTTGGCATCAATCCGATACGCGATATTAAACCGTCGTCAAAAAGATGCCAGTTACTTAAAGGGCGAATCCGTGAATACGGGATTGATGAAGTCCTTAATGCGATCAATAACGTCCGCAAGAGTGATTTCCTTCGAGGGGAGAATAACCGCGGATGGATGATAACATTTGACTGGTTTGTTAAACCAAATAATTTCCTTAAGACGTTGGAAGGAAACTACAACAAGGAGGGACAGCATGGAACTTGCAGAACAGTTACAACACCTGTCAAACCACTTATCCCATTCGATCAGTGGAACGGAAGCGACGAATCAGACACCCCATTCGCAGACTGATTGCCCTAAATGCGGCGGTACTGGCTGGATATGGTCAAGGAATGAGGACGGAATCCCGTATTGCGAGGAATGCCCCTGCGGAATTCGTAAGAAAATAATCTTGCAGAATCAATTACAGTTTGCGGAAATGCCAGAAATGTATAGAGACTGTACCTTTGCGAACTTGAGAAGTAATGTGTATCAGTCTCCGGACAGCAAGGAAACATTCATCCAGGCAGCAAAAGCTGTGAAGTACTGGCTTGAACATATCGGAGAGATGCAGAAGCAGGGAATGGGATTATATATCTGCTCTGGCGTAAAAGGGTCTGGAAAGACAAGGCTTGCGTGTAGTATAGCTAATGAACTGATGCAGAAATATCAGAAATCAGTCAAATTTACTACCTCACTGGGGATTCTTGAGGAAATCAAGTCCACATGGTCAGTCCGCGATAATGTGACAGAAAGTAAGTTGATTCGTGATCTAACATATGCCGATGTTTTGATTATTGATGATTTCGGAGCAGATTCCGGGAAAGATTGGATTAACGAAAAATTTTATGGGATTATCAACGGACGGTATGTGGATAGAAAAATCACTATCTTCACAAGTAATTATCGCATATCGCAACTTCCGTATGATGATCGAATCACAAATAGGATTCTGGAGCGGTCTTATGAAATCCCATTTCCGGAAGAATCCGTAAGAAAGCATATCGCGGAGAAAGCAAGAAACAACATGATTGCAGCTATCCAGAAAGGAGCAAAATGAGGAAACCGTGGGGGCTTCTAAGTGAAGCAGAGATTAATGTACTGAAGAAAAACCAGTGCATGAAATGCAGACACTTTTCCAAGACGAGCAAAAACAATACGTTCCTGGCTACGTCGGTATGCAATTATATCCTGAACAAAGGTCACAGCCGAAAATGTGATCCAAGGGACTGTATCAAAAGCGGACGATTTGAGAAAAGGATAGGGCGTAGAAAGAAGAGATGAAAAATGAGAAAAATAAGCGAAATGTACCGAAGATCTGGTGGGACTTGCTGGCAACATACTTGCATGGAGTGTGCGGATTACCTTCCGGGTAAGAAAACGGGGAAATGCCGGAACTATGAGCTGGACGTTCCATGGAATCCGAATTCCGTTGCCTGCAAATTTTTCACAAAAGAACATGAGGAAGAGCTGAAAGGACAAATGAATATTTTTGATTTTGTGAAATAGGGGTGATCGCATGGTAATTGTAACACTTGACGGTAAACCGGTTGACATTGAAAAAATCGAACTGCCGGAGGAAATTGTGGAGTTAATCATGACGTGTCTGGATTGACCAAATGAATAATGTGGTGTAGAATGTGTCGTAACATGATATGTGCGGCACATTTTCTACACAAAGGAGGAAAACGCATGGAATGTGTTGCATATTTGCGTGTATCTACAGAGAAACAGGCAGAGGAAGGAAACGGACTGGACAGTCAGCGGCGTGATATTGAGAACTACTGCCGAAAAAATGAATTAATAATCAAGAATTGGTATGAAGACGATGGATTTACCGGCTCAAACATGAACCGACCGGGATTGCAAAGGCTCATCAATGATTGCACCAGAAAACGAATCAAATGCGTAGTGGCATTCAAACTTGACCGATTGTCACGAAGCATGGTAGACGGTATCTATCTGATCGAACGAATATTTATTCCAAATGGCGTGGAATTCAAGTGCGTCCATGACAGTGTGAGTTACGACAGCCCAATGGAACAGGCATATACACAGATGATGGCAGTGTTCGCTCAGCTTGATAAAAACACAATGCTGCTTAGAATGCGAGGTGGAATGCTGGAACGCGTGAAGCAGGGATTCTGGATGGGCGGTGGAAACTTGCCTTATTGCTATGACTACGACAGGGAACAGGGGATTTTAGTTCCCATACCGGAACGAGCGGAGCAGGCAAGACAAGCATTAAATTTGTACTTGTCGGGATATTCGGATGCCAAAATCAGAGATATCTTAGGCTATACAAGTGAAAGGGTAGTCAGGAACATTTTGACAAGTCCGGTCAATATCGGGATGATTCCGTATAAGGGAAGTGTCTATCGAGGAAAACATGAGCCGATTTTTGAAATGGAAAGATTTGAAGTGGCTCAAGAAATGAGAAAGTCTC